CTTTCCGGAACCAGAGTCTTTCCGTCCTTTTGTTTCCGGATCACCTGGCTGCTGACTCTGAGGTCATAGCTGAGACCGATCTTCCCGTCCTTTGCCTTACTGATGGAAAATCTCTTGGTGATCCAGGAGCCCATTGACTTTACAACAAGCGTTTTACCGCCTACAACAAGCCCTTTTCCACCGACCAGAAGAACTTTCCCTTCCAGTCCGTAAAGCCCCGAAATATCCACGTAGCCGTTGTCAGAAGTCATTGCTGTGACCTGATACATTCTGGTTTTCGGATTCCAGGTACCGCTTACACCTTCAGAAGCTTTCACCGTAATCTGGTCAATGTGATCGGAAACATCCGTATCACCCAGATACACGGAAAAAGTGGTACGACAGCTGCTGTAATCCCCACCGGAACCATCCGTATAGGTATGGACCACATGCGCATCATTGTCCAGGGAAGCCCCGATTGCATCCAGGGTGGAAATCCCGGACAAAGTGTCCAGGGCTTTCTTCGCCGCGTCAGAAGCTGCATTTGCCGTGTTGCTGGCGGCATTTGCGGTACTGGCGGCATTGGATGCAGTCGTAGAAGCACTGACAATGTTGGTATTCATCTGGCTGTATAACTGGTTCAGGCTCTGGTTCTGATCGTCAAACCAGATCCGGCTGCTCTTGATGCTCTGGGAGCAGCCGTTGATAGCCGACACCACCGAAGGGATATCCAGCTTAGTGCCGGCAATAGCTGCGTTATCCGCCACCATCTTATTCACGATCAGACCATCTGCAATAGCTCCTTCTTTCACACCTGTGGCATCCAGCAGAATCCCTTTTCCGGTCTTATCGAACAAGGAAAAGGTAAAATCACCGTTTGCATCCCTGCCAGCCTGCATCCGGACAGTTCCGTCTGTGTCCCTCCACTGCTGGGTTGCCCCCTGGATCTTAATCCCGCCATCGTCAGATGTGATCATAAATTTATTGGTGGAAATGGTGCCGCTTAAAAGATCCCCGACCGTGACCGTCTGCATAACTGCAGTTCTGATCAGTGCAGAGTCAATCACAGCATTCTGGGAAGTAAGGTGGATGTTCTGCAAATCCCCCACACCGGCACCACCTGCAAGCAGGGTTTTGATATTGGCATAACCGGAATCCAGGATATTGATCTTTGCATTGGCGGCAGTAAAATTTGTAGCAGTCAGATCCCTGAAGCTTCCAAACTCAGCATCCAGGTTCTGTACCGTTGCATTGACCGCATTCAGATTCTGGATTGTTGCAAATTTCAAATTGGCAGTATCCACATCCAGCTTATTGATCATTGCGTGGTCGATCATCACCAGCTGTGCATAATACCGCTCCATTTCTTTTGTGGTAGGACCTTTCCAATTTGCATTTGTTTCATCTTCTGATAAACCCACAGCCTCCACAGAATCCGTAAAACCACCATCATACTCCCTTTCCAGTTTCATCAGCGGAACCTTGTAGGATCCCCCTTTTCTGTCTTCCACGGTGAGGACGTCCCACGGATCCAGCCGTGGGTCTCCCATCATCCGGAGGGAGCCTGGCATATAGGAAAAACCTTTCAGGGAATCCATCACTTTGTCCAGGGTATCCTGTGTCATAAACGGATTGGAAAAGATCACTGCCCTTGGTCCGTCTCCGGATGAAACAGAAACCTCTTTCCCCTCTTCGTCCTGGCCAGTGTAGCAGGTAAGCTTTTCCACCTGGAACAGGTAATCGTTGTGTTCAAAAGAATCCCAGTATTTGCCGGTGCTGACTGTATAACCGCTGTCCACGTAGCTGTGCAGTTCAATCTGTCCGTTTCTGTTACATACCGCAAAACAGCCATGAAGCTGTGCTACGTAAGAAAGGACCTCCCTGCAGCTGTAACCTTTCGGAACTTTCATGGAAATGCCGAAAAGGCCATCTGTTACAACTATTACCCCTGTGATCTCCTGGATCCTTTTCAGAACAGCCGCCGTATCCGTACTGTCTCCGTCCATAGAGAATGCACGCTCTGTTTTCATCATCCGGTCATAGGCTGTAAACTCAATCTGCTCTTCATTTCTGGATGGTTTTCCAGGCGTGAAATATCCCATGGGGATGTATTCCACCAGTCCATTCACTTCCATTCCGATCTGGACCAGGAGCTCATGCCCCTCAATGGCTTTTCCCGGATCCGGAATTGTGATGGTAACGTACTGGCTCACTGTGGAGCCAAGGGAAAAATCATCCTCCCCTTCTGCTCCGCCAGTAAACTTGATGCTTTTGGCATTTGTTATGGATACATCATCATAAATGATGAGTGCTTTAAAAGTTCGGGAATCCTGTAGTACCAGGTTTCCAAAAGCTTCTGAAGACTGATACACAGGACCACCTCCTACTCAGTCATGATCTCAAGTGTTTCCAGGTCAGCCACTGTCAGGGCATCATAACGTGGATCGTCACATTTCTCAATCTCTTCCTCAGAAACAGTATGGATACCAACCTCTGTCTCAATTGCCAGGAGCTCATCCAGGTCTTTTGCAAAGCCCTCTTTGTCCTCAATGGAATACTGCCCGTTCTCAACCAGGAACTTTCCATCTTCGCCTTTTGCTGCGTATTTCTCAAGCAGTTCCTGACGCTCTGCATCATAGGCATTGGCTGCATCACTGACTGATGCCAGGTTCTTTTTGATCGCATATCCAAGCTTTACCGGCAGCCGCTTCTCCCTTAAGGAAGCACAGCCATTGACAAAATTTAATATATCTTTATTTTTCAGTTTCATCTGCAGTACCTCCTGTTACACGCTCGTCCTCAGCTGCATAGACTAACTGGTTAAATGCTTCAATGTCCTTTCTGCATTCTGCCCTGTTTGCCTCGTACAAGTCACGGTCCTGAACAGTAATGCTAGTACTCGCGTTCCCGGCTTCCGGAATCTGCGCAGACATGTACACAACAGGTCTGTCATTGATCATGCTGTTGAAATTCATGGATGTTGATTTTGTTCCTTTTAACATTTTGGTTTCCTCCTATTTTTGAATCAGGTCCACAGCCACACCCTGGTACGTCTTCACACCTTTACGGTAGGTATATACAGGGTAGGCTGGAGCGCCTGCATAAAATCTTTTCGTTACTTTGGTATTTGTCCCGGGATCCAGGAAAGTCACATTAAAAAAAGCAGGGGAAACGGCTTTATCAATCACCACTGCCTGCTCTCTTGTCAGCGGCGGCCAGCTGCATTTCAAAGTATATTTAATCGCAATCAGGTCTCCCACCATTTCGCCATTAGCTGCACGTCCGGTATTTTTTGACCATATTTTTTCTTTGGTCACGGTAAGACCATTCAGCTTAAGACCTGGCATTGGTACTCCATCAATTTCAATATCTGAAGATGTTTTTGTAGTAGTTGTTCCACTGCTTACAAAGTCACTCAACCGACCACCTCCTAACTAAATACTGGTTTCCCAGTAGATTTCTGATACTGCTGTCCCTTTTTTCGGACAATCTTAAACAGCTTGTCTGCATCACCTTCCAGGTAAATATGGATCTCTGCCTCTTCGTCTTTGGACTGTGATCTGCTCTCCAGCGCATTTACCACAGCATCATATACACCGGCACGGATACCTTCGATAATCTGATTATTGTTGGCAACGGCATTTTTGCTTCCCATTCGGCCGACCAACTCAGGGCCGCTCTCGCGTGCCATGAACATTTCACCGTTCTCTGGGAAACCGCCTTTAGCATACCAACTCAATCCAAAGCTTGGTGTAGAGAAACTCACAGGACCTACGTTGTGTTTATTCCAGGATACAGAAACATGCGGTAGCGGAATATGTACGGAACCAAATCCACTGGCAAAATTCTGGATTGCATTTTTTCCGGTATTGAACAAATCTGGGATTGCATTGCTGATCTTATTTGGAAGATCCTGAAACCAGTCCCCTATGCTGTCCCATTTTTCACTCAATCCATCTTTTAAACCAGATAAAACATTTCCGCCAGTCTCAACCAGCCAGTCCTTGGCATCTGACAGCTTGTCCTTCACCCTTCCTGGAATTTTTCCAATCCAGGTTAAGACAGAACCGATATTATCCTTCAGACCTTTCAGGAGTCCTGAAATAATAAAGCCCCCCTGTTCAGCCATGACTGTCGATGGACTGTGAATTCCGAATGCATTTTTGAAACCATCGATAAATGGATCAAAGATATGCTGCTTGATCCAGGTACCGATTCCCTTCACACCATCAACAATACCTTTAAAAATACCTTCAACTACATTTCCACCGCACTCTTCAATCTTCTTCTGGAAATACTGCTTTGCCTCCTGCACTTTTTCGCTGATTACGCCTCCCAAGAAAGCCGCAAGACCTCCAAAAGCCGCACCGATCAGTTCGAAAGTACGGTCTGCGATTCCATTCCAGTCAATTGCCGCAAGACCTTCCCAGACTTTTTCTCCCAGCTGGTACCAGTCAATCCCTTCAAGAGCAGTTATTCCAAAATCCAGCAGACCTTTCAAGCCATCGGAGAATGTATCTCCAATGCCAGCAAAATCAACCGTCTGGATCGCGCTGTTTACAAATTCAGACAATGCATTACCAGTTCCGATCCAGTCAAAATTCTCTATTGCAGTATGAATAAAACCTATAACTGTATTAATCCCGTTTCCAAGCGACTGCCCTACCAGTCCCCAGTCTGTTGTCTGGATAAATCCGTTCAATCCATCCGTAATACCTTTTGCAATATTAAAGACCGTCTCATTGATCAGATTCCAGTCAAGACCGCCAAGAGCCCCATTGATACCGTTTCCTACGGCATTTCCAAGGCTCTCCCAGTTGAAATTCTCAGCAAAGGTATTAGCCGTTCCAAATACCGTGTTGATTCCCTGGGATAGCGTGTTCCCAACCAAAATCCAGTCCGTAGCCTCTATGAAACCATTCAGGAATGTAGCTGTGCTCTTTGCAATCCGGTTGCAGGTATTCTGAATAGAATCCCATGGAATGTTCTGCAAGGCTGAATTCAGCTTGTGTCCAACAATTCTGCCGATTTCAGTGAAATCAGCATTTCTCCAGGCTTCTTTCATCTGCGCCGCAAGTGCTTTCATTTCGTTTGAAACATTCAGTGTCTCAAACATGTCCTTTCCGGTAAGACCACCAGTACCGGCACTGTCAGAAGAACTGGAACCGGACGTATCGTCCAGTTTATTAATTTGGTCGAACCCAAGAAGTGTACGCTGCAACTTTTTATTTGCATCATTTGCCTTGTTGGCACTCTTTGTGTTCTTGTCAAGACTTGCAGCATAATTCTGGTTCAGCTGTTTGGCTTTGATAAAGGTACCGGCGCCGGTCAAAGCACTGGTAAGCTGTCCAATTGCATTTACTACAGAAATGATTTTCTGGATTACTGCATTCAGGATTGGTGCCACAATATTCAGCACCGGTGCGAATGCTGCCGCAAAAGCATTTTTCAGCTGAGTCAAAGAGGACATCAGCATGGAAAGGCTGTTATTGGTATCCCCGCTGTATTGAGACAGATTTTTGAATCCATCCACCAGTGCACTCCGTAGCTTGTTCACCAAGGCAAACAGACTTCGGATTCCCAAGGAATACTTCAGCAGATTTTTCAGTCCGCCACCAAAGGAACTGCCATTGTCTTTTACTCCACCGGTAAACCGGTTTAGGATAGGAATTCCGCTTGTGAATTTCTGAATCAGTGCACCGAATAAACCAGATGTACGTCTGATCACACCGCCTACTTTTGAAAATGCAGAGGTGACTCCGCCAAGGATTCTTACTAGTCCACCCCAGCCTTTCGAAACCGCTGATGCACCGAGACCTGCTACCTTACCAATGCCACCGACAACTGATTTTCCCAATCCCATTGCCTGCTTTGGAAGAGATACCGGTCTCTCTACATCCGCACCATTTGCTTTCATCTCTGACATCTCAGTTTTATATCCTTCAACGGCATTCTTTGCCTTTTCGATGTCATATTGCAATGATTTCCATTCCCTACTCTGTTCTTTGACACCAAGTGCCTCCAGTTTTTTCTGCTTTTCAAGTAAATCAGCCAAAGCATCTCTTGCCTGGCCTGCTTCCTCCCGAAGCTCCTGAAACTCCTGCGTTGGAACCTTTATCCCGGATTTTATCTGAAAGTCTTTTACCATTCCCTTTAAAGAAACAGAGGACATTGTTTTCCTGATTTTCTGCAGCATCCCCTGGATCTGCGATGTACTTTTCGCAGTGTCCTGTTTGGCACTGTCCAGCGCTTTTTTCAATGGGCTCTTATCCGCTGTCACGATAACCTTTAAGGTTGCAAGATTCTTATCGTCTGCCATTCATTTCACCTCCTCAGGGCATAAAAACTGGCAGTCGGGTTATAAGCCTAACTGCCTTCGTCTGTTTACTTCTGCAATATATGCTTTTCTTCGTTCCCTATAGTCTTCCATCTGCTGTTTCAGCTGGTTCTCTTCCCAGGACTTTTTCTCTGCTTCAAAGAAACTGGGATAATAATCCCAGGGATGGGGCATTGCTTCTTTATCACCAGCAACAGGTGCCAGGATATTAAGTGCAATCACTTCTGCTATAATGAAATCGTCCTGAATTTTCAGCTTACGTTCCTGCTCTTTCCGTCTGCCGTAGCTTTCCAGCATGTCTATGATCTCATTTACAGAAGAATTCCAAAACAGGTCAATGGAAATACCTGCATCAAGGGCATATGGGTACAATTCGCTCAGAAACTCTGAGGTTGTCTTTACTGGTTCTCCAGCTCCTCCATGATGCTCTGAGCCTGTTTCTCCGGGAAAAAACCCGAAACCATCAGGGTAGGGATTACCACCTTTTTGAACAGATCAACCTGGTTTCCACCTTCCTCTGTCCAGGAATCGTAAATCTTCTGGATATCCGGGTAATCAATCCCATGCTCCCAGGGCTCCATAGCCGCCTGAATAATAGTCAGCATGACCGACAGGGAGGGCATGTCTTCCACCAGGTTCATAATATTCTGGCGATACTTGTTCTCCAGCTTGCCAATTGTAGAAGCTTTCAGTTTCAGTCTGTAATCTCTGCCTTTTACTGTCCAGTACCAGAAGGGCTTGCGCTTCTTTTTCTCTTCATCCAGGTTTACAACCTTTTCCTCTTTCATCTCGTCCTTTTCGGACACATCATTTAATCCGCCTAAACTCTCCATGTGCTACCTCCTTATGCCGGATCCACGTATACAATATCAGACTGCACGATCATAGTCAGTTCGAACTCGATCACACCGTTGACGCCTCCACCAGTACGTTTTACGGAGACCTGTGCGTCATACTGGATTTTGGTGCCATCTATATCTGACTCTTCAAAACTTAATACTTCTTTGTCCTCTGCCGCCTGACGCATAACACGATACGGGCTGTCTGCCTTAGTGTTATCGTACTTGTACTTATACACCATATCTGGTAAGTCACCAATTCCAAGCTCATACATCTTATGAGGGTCTGTAAGAGTTGTATTTTCTACTTTTTCCGGCTCTGAGCCGAGCTCCGGAATCTCTTTCAATCCCGGAAGGTCTTTATACGCGGAGCTTGCTTCAGATTTCTTTTTATATCCTAACTTTGCACCATTTGCTAACATGCTTCGATCTCCTTTCTTAATTCAGCCAGTATACCTGGTCTGAATCCATATCAATAATTCCTTCGTACCTCATCTGCTTATGCTTCATGCCGGATGGATCCGGAACATCTGCACAGCCGATACGCTTTAACCCAAGAGCGGACACAGCCTTATCTACAGCAACCGCAGTTGGTGAGGTATTTTTAAGATCCCAGATATCAATGCGGTACCGTACCTTGGATTTATCTTCTCTCATTCCTTCTGCACTTCCACTGCCTTCAAAGACGCTGTTGTCTTCTTCGGTAAACTGAATGGTCGATTCATTCCCTGCCCACTCTTTTGGATATGTATCAGACACATACCCTGAAACAGTGAGCAGTGCCGCGAATACTTCATCTTTTACATTTTTCATTTAATGCTCTCCTTTATAGCAGCTGCGAAATCGGCTTTCATTCCTTCCAGGATCTGTTCCTGGTTGTCTTTTAACGCCGGATACATGAACGGATAAGCGGGCTGTCCAGTGCACAGATAAAAGCGTCCATCTGGAGTATCCAGGTAAAACCAATGATATTTCTCAGCCACACGCCTATCCACCTGGCTTTCATGGATCCACCAGGGATTCTGCGTATAGGCTGGCGTAATCTCTGGTGAAATGCCTGCATGGTTCTCCTGACCTTTCGGTCCGGTACCAAATTCCAGATAGGTCGCATAAGGTTTATTTGTCCAACAGACACCAGTTACCGTATCGCCGTTATCTTCCACTTCTGCATAAATGCTCTGTCTGAGTTCCCCTGTATCCACATGTACATTCATAACGGCTACGCTTCGTACAGTTTGGATAGCATTCCCGATTGCTTTATTCAGATCTACATCTGCCAGCTGATCCAGCTTTATTTCCAGTTCATCCAGACCTTCCGCGCTCATGTCCGTTCCACCTCCAGCGTCAGAAAACGGTATGATTTAATTGCAACAATCCTGTAATCCGGCTCAGTATTCTCACCGACGAACAGGCAGATTCCATCCAGTTCCATCAGATCAATACCATTATCCAGAATGTAATGCAACCGTCCATTTTCATCCGGCTTGATGGCATATCCTCCATCAATTTTCACATTACGGATGTACCCAAGTCGCTGTCCATACTGCTGCGCCTGGACTTTCCCGGAAGCAGGCCAGGATTCCCCAGAAAAAGGACTGGCAGCACTGTACTCTTCGTAAGTGCTGCCCTCTCTGTCCTTTTTTACCATCCGTTTTCTGTGATAATAAGTCTCAAGTCTGCTTTGTCTTAGTCTCATAGGTTCTGCCTCCCACTCTGGCTAGCCGGAAACGGTTCAGTACATCATAAATCTGCCTGGGAGCATTGTCGAAAGAATAGGACTCACCGCCTTCACTTCTGCCTGTCTCGCCCTCTGTTCCCAGACGGTTCAAGGCAATCACAGCAAGATCGCGCACGGCTTTCTCAAGTCCGGTAACAAGCCTGATCCGGTTGGTATACCCCAGAACAAACGCTTCCGCCTCGTCAATCAATACTCCAATCAGTTTCTCATCATTGTTGCCGGTAAGAATTTTCAAACGCTCTATGGCTTTTACTTTCTCTTCATCCGTCAATCAAATCACCCTTTCAGGACACCAAGCAGTTCTTCTTTGCTCAGACTGGAATAACCGGAAAGACCTTTTTCCTTGGCAACAGCCCGAAGCTCTGCCAGGCCCATGCTGTCAAGGTCTCCAGGAGCTTTTGCCTCTGAGGATTCCTTTTTGGAATCCCCGGAAGTCTCTACCAGCTTATAACCATCTTTAAGCAGCAGCTCGCACTTGGAAGCATCCACTTCACGTTCTACATTTTCTCTGATCACTCTCATGCTTTTGCCTCCTTGATATTCACATAAACGGAATCCAGTTTGTTCTCCAGGATCCAGATATCATGGAATCTACGGTAATCCAGCTGCCATGCGTTTAATCTCTGGTTTACTAACGGATCAAAGATTCTCATGACATCCTGTTTTGTGATCGCAATTGGTGTGGTTACCGGGCAGATAAAGAAGTTGACATTCTTTGCGGTGGCTCCCTTTTCATAACCGCCCTGTTTCTGCCCCTCTGTCTTTCCATCATTGATCTTGATAGAAGTATACATACGGTTAGAGGATGTTGGAATAATCGGCACGCGGTCCACAGAAGGAACCTGTGTGTCAATGCCGCCTTTGGAAAAGGTTGTCGCAGTAATTTTTCCAGCAAGTTCCAGTTCCAGCTCCATGATAAAATCAGTAGTTGCCTGGCATACAAGAGGTCCGGTATAGTTATCCCGTACCGCCTTGATACCTTCTTTAAAAGCTCTGAGCGCAGAAGTTCCAGTAGCTCCCGGAGTGTAACCGTAATCCACCATTCCTGCCTTTTCAGCCGTGATTGCTTCTGTAGCCACTTTAGAGATACGGTAAGCGTCAATCTCTGGAACTACGTGCATTCTCTGGAACTCACCCATAACAGCAGACGCTGTTGGAATGAAGTTCGCCTCGTTGATATCCATTGGATCAAGATTGAACAGACGTCCACGATCCTGAGTCATTGTTTTTGTCTGATAATTCAGAGTAACAGAGCCCTGTGTATATCCGTTATCCCTGTCGTAATCTCCCATTCCCTGAAGGGACATTTTCGGGATCTTTACTTCATTTCCACCGTTATAGATCACACGTCCTGCGTTGGCGTCCATCCATCCGGTTGTTGCTTCCTGTACTGCGACCTTATCCAGCATAGTCATAAATAAGGTTGCAGCTGCTAATGTGTTAATTGCCATAATTTATTCACTCTCCTTTAATTATTGCCCATCATGATGTTATACACCTGCTCTTCCAGGGCTTTCTGTGCGTCACCGCCAGGTGCCTTCTTCGGAGGCTTGCCGCCTTTCAGCTTTTCCTCCACTGCAGTCTCTACAGCTCTCTGGAACACTTCCTTGACTTTCTCCATGGATTTCTTGCAGGTATCAGCGTCTGAATAATCCAGTACCTCTGCAAGCTCCTGGGGAAGCCCATCACTGGCAAGGGTGTTCTTGGCTTCTGCCATCAGCTCCTTGCGTGTGATTGCTGCCTCTCTGTCAGTAAGTTCCTTTTCTCTTTTCTGCTGCATGTACTGCGCTTTTTCTTCCTTTGTCATCTTGGCGAGCTTCTCGGCTTCGGAAAGCTTATCATCCGCCAGTGCCTGCCACTTCTCCTGGGCTTTTGTCACTGCCGTATTGACCGCCTTCTGGACACGTCTGTCAAACTCCGCCTGGTTGCCGCCGGTCTTCAGGAAGTCATCAAAAGATGGAGGGGTATCTCCACCAGCTCCACCTTCACCGCCTGCGCCCTCGCCAGATCCACCGCCATTGCCGCCATCAGCCCCAGCGCCGTCTCCTCCTTCTGCAAAAAGCTGCAGGTTCATTGGTACTTTACAAAATGCTTTTACAATTCTATTTCTCATGTCTATCCTTTCCGCCCAGCCTATTCCCTTTCAGGGCCCGGGCCATTCGTTTCAGATTTTCTAGTTTACCCTCGTTTCGGAGCATAAAAATAAGACGCGTCACCCTGCGTCCCAAAGGGAGATAATTGGATCACCTATTCCTTTCTCTGTGCGGTCTTAGCTGGTTCCTTCACGATTTCAGCCATGCCTTCCTTCACCAGGTGATCAGCCCTTGCCTCGTCCACATCCAGGACGGTACCAGGTTTGATTACCTTATGCAGACGGATGTCGCTGTAACGCTTGATTGCTTTTATTTTCATGGTTCTCACCTCCTCTTGCACCGGCGCAAATTTATTCTACAATTACCCAGTCATCAGCCAGCATATCCGCTTGTGATGCAAGCCATCCCATCTGAACACCCGATGTTCCAACAAATGCAATCGCTTTATTCCCAATAGCTTCATGCTCGCAGTTTATAATCTTACCAGCTGCTGTCTTATATGAAATACCAGTAGCGAGCTGAATGTACTGGTTTTTTCCATTCCATCCTATTCTTGCAACCTTCTTTCCTTTCTTCATTGCTTCTATAGCAAGTCCGAATGGCATATTATCACATCTTCTGTATGCTTCCTCAAACTGTTTTAGAGGTGACCAGCTCTCATATCCATCTGAATATTTAACCAGGTATCCTTTTTCTGTCGGATCTTCATCTGCTGGAATCTGCCAGCCTCTATACAGGTTATAATCGCCCAGGGTTAAAGGCTCTGCTTCTATAATTTTTGTTCCGATGTATCTTTTCATTTTTCTTACCCTCTCTTTCTTAAAAATGAGTACAAAAATAACACGTTTTTCAACGTGCTATCATTGTTTTTGTAACGGTATTAACAATTGTTAGTTAGAAATTACCTTTTCTATATCATCCATAGTTGCGTTAATAGTATCCCAGTCAGCAGGCGAATCCCCTACATCCACAAGGAAATGTGTATCATCTAATATCTCAACAACTGCTGCCTTCCGTCCATCTTTCAGAAGGACTGTATCAAATTCTTTTATATGCATTTACTTCGCCTCCTTAATGTACGTACTGGTCAGCTTTGTTGTGCCATCAGCCTTTTTGATCCATGCAACAATTACATTTGCTGGTGTGTCCTTAAGGCCATACAAAACCATTTTCTGTTCATATCTATCACCAAATCCTTCATTTCCTTTGAACGTGGCCGGATACTGCGTTGTGCCTTCTTTCAACGCTTTCTGAAGTTTCTGCCAATTATCTATTCCATAACCCAAGCGATCTGTAAAGGCTCTGCCCTTAGGATAACCTTTCTCACTGTTCTCATCAAACAGATATTTTGTAAACTTAGGCTCTGGCAAAATTGCGTTTTCTGCATTCGGCAGTTTCAACTCCGGATGCTGCAGAAACTCATTCCTTCTCTGGTAATCCAGCTTCATGAATCTCCATTTCTCAGGTTCATTATACTTGATTTCCTGGAATCCTGCAAAACTTTTTGGAATTTCTTTTCCCAGGACTTTCTGATAGCGTTCATACTGTTCCCGGTCTGATGCACTGTTCTTAACAGCTTTCTCCTGGGCTTCTGCCTTGGTATTGCCTTTTACGTATTTTTCATGCCACTGCTCATAAGTCATGTTGGCTGGTACCGTCTCTATGCGGCCTGTAGCCGGGTTATAGGCGCTTCTTTTCATCCGGGCAAGAGTATCTTCATCAATGATGCTAATGGTGGTGGAACGGCACCAGGGATGCATGGGCGGATAGTTCTTTCCCGCTTGCCTCTCTGACAGTAAAAAGACTTTTCCATCCAGACTCCGACAGATCTCACTGGTACGTAAGTCCAGGGTTGCGAGATACCGGTATTTCTCTACGCTGCACTCCTCATAAGCCCTGGCGGTAAGCTCACAAGCTACAAAGCAGCTCTCTGTCCTCACCAACCGTCTTGCCTGGATAGCTCCCGCCCCAAACTTGTATTCAATAATCTGTGCTGTTTCCCGATCAGTACGGCCTGTGAGAAGACTGACCAGCATTTCTTCTTTCAATGTCTGCGCCAGATTTTCTGTGTTCTTCCAGATACGCTTTGAGTAATGCTTTCCAGACCAGTTCATCCGTAGCACCTGATCAACCTGTTTCTGGCTGATATGGGAAAAGCTGAAGCCAAGACCGGTACGCTTCTGGACATTGTAAATAGACTGGTAATAAGCCCTTTCTCCCAAATCACGGAGGAAACTGGTGTCAAACTGCTGCTCCTGGTGATAGACATTTTCCATCAGCCCGTCTACCTGCTGCATAACATCCTGTAGTCTTTCAAGCCTTGCGCGGTATGCCGGAGATTCCAGTTCCTGGACAAGCTCCTGCTTGTTCTTTTCTGAATAATCTTTATTCTTCAGTGTCTGCAACAGTTCATCTAAAGAAGTCTTATCCTGTAAGGTATCTAACAACCGGCGCGCTTCTGTCTCTGACAATTTATGCTTCGTCATATATTTTTCAAATATATCTTTCGCAGCGTAAGTCAGATTCATGGAAGCACTTCTGTACACTTTTGCAATCAGATCAGCTGTGGCTTCTGCGTTATCCAGATTCTTGTATAAGTCCCACACGGCGCGTCTTTCCCAGTAGTTGCTCATTCAGCATCATCCTTTTCAGATTTACCTGGTTCCTTGTGATCCAGATTACCATCTTGCGGTGGTGTGTTCTCCTGCATGCCAAAGACCTCCTGCTGCCGTTTCAGGTTCTCTTCTGTCTCTTCATCCAAAGCTTTCAGTTCCTCGTCCACATCATCCACAAATGGTACCTGGGACAGTAGTGTTTTTCTACTTACTTTTCCCCACAGGTTTGCCACAATCTGGGAGATCTCCAACAGATTCTTCGGCAGTGCCCTGGTAAAGGTCATTGTGATTCCGGCCGGATCCACACTCTTGCCATGGAGCGCCAGATAATTGCAAAAAATCCGAATGCGCTTTCTTAAACCTTTTCTGTAATATCTGGTCTTTATCTTGGTGATATTCTCCATTCCTAGGAGCTTAAACTCCATAGCCACGCCAGACACATTTCCACCAAAGGATTCATCTGACATACAGGGAATATGGGAAAACTTGTGGATATCCTGTTCAATAGCCTTCTTCAGAATCTCAACACCAGATTCATCAAACGTCCTGGTCAAGTACTCTGCCTTCGCTGTGTCCGGCATTTCCAGTACCTTGTACTTTTTCAGCCTTTCTTTTGCGTTTTTGATGTTCTGATCTTCCTCTTCTGTACCAGGCTCATCCTCATCTGAGAGCAGCGTACCATAAATGGCAAGGATGGCATCAATAAACTGCTCCTTGTCTGTGATACGGTCGCTCATCAGTGCGTTGTAAGCGTCGATCAGAGGAATCTGAAGCTCAAAGTCCCCAATGGCAAGCTTATTGTTCAAATACTCAATAATCGGGATTTCTCCCAGGTAATGGGGAACTGGCAGTTCTGTTGTCAGCTGTGGTACTTCATTGTTCTGGATGTCCAGCTCATACTTGTAATTCGGCGTCAGCACGGTTGCTATGTAATGCTCCGATCCTGTCCCCGAATCATCTTTCCGGACATAATAATAGACAGCAAAGAGCTCGTTTTCCTCAATGCTGTCATCTTTTACCATGAACGTATTTTCCGGGGACAGGTTCTTGGTCAGTAGATTATTCTCATTTTCCTTCACATACACATATTCATAAGCCAAGCCATAGATGGAAAGATCCAGACCATTATCACCGTCAGTCTCATCTGCCCCTGCTGTCTCCAGCGAATCTGTCAAATCCTTTATATCAGCATCTGACTTATAAGTAACCGGATTTCCGATAAAATAACTGCTGGCTGTGTCTGAAATGTCCTTTGCATGGTTGCATACCAGCCTGTTTTCCCGCTTGGCATCTTCCAGGATCTTATGTTTCCCCTGGTAATAAGCCATGTTCTTTTTCAGATCTCCAACCAGGCTGATGTGCTTACTGATCAGCTGACGGATGATTCTTTTATCCGGTGCCCTCTCATCAAATTTTTCTCTTGGAATTGTAAATATATACATTGTTCTCACCTACTTATTTCTCGAAGTCTTGCTACCTTGCTGCCAAGCACTGTGCTCACAAAGTACCGTACAGCGTCACAGCTGTGATCGTGCTGCTTAACTGGCTTGTCCTCCCCACGTTCCAGGGCTTTTTCATCCCAGATGTAGGAAGCAAATTCTTTTATAGTTTCTGTACAGGAGCTGGCAAATTTCAGCAGCTCCAAATTCAGCAGCATTCCTACCAGCCGGATTCCATCCAGCACATCATTGTTGGCTTTCAGAACCTTGTACCCGCGTTTTCGTAGCTCTGCAATGAAGGAAGCTGCAGATGGATCCACGATGATTGCTTTTATTTTCGTACCATCCAGCCATTTTTTTAAATCATCTGCATATTCAGAATCTGTTTTCTGTCTGCCTTTATCACGTCCTGAATAGTAATATTCCCGGATACAGTACCAGACTCCATCCCTGCCTTTGTTCCAGAGCAGGAAGACGGTTGCATTCTGAGTACCATAGTCACAAGAAACATATCGGTTGCCGTTGATCAGAAGCTGAAAGAAGTCCTTGATATCGCGGACATGCCTGGCTTCATCAAACATATCATAAATAACGCCCTCGGCTGCTGCCCATAATCCCAGGATGTAACGCTTGAAGAATACGCCAATGTACATGCTGCGGTATCTGGCTTTTACCTCTTCATCCAGGGACAGGTTGTCATCCATGGTGAAATGCAGATACAGAAGCTCTTTCAGTCCTGGATCCTTGCCTTCTGCTTTTGCCTTCTGGCGGATCTTTCTGACCTGTTCTTTTCCCAGGTAGCCCGTGGCTTTATCAATCCAGTTGACCTTGAACCAGTGATACGGTCCGTCCGGGTTACAGTTAAACCAGAATTTGGAACCTTTCACAGAACAACGTCCTGTTGCCTGGTTGACAAAGGATTCCGGCATCAGTGCAACCTCATCAAAGAACACACCAGCCAGTGTAATACCCTGAATAAGATCCTGAGAACGTTCATCTTTACCGCCAAAGATGTAGAAATAGTTTTCAATACTATTCTTCCGCACAACTACCAGGTTGTCTGCTCTGTGATCCGTGATAGAGTAACCTCTTGATCGGAGCATGAGCTTCAGCCAGAACAAAACATTTCGCCGGAAGGAGCCGATTGTCTTTCCGCACATGGCAAAGTTCTGACCTGCAAAGCTGCTCATTGCCCACATAACAAAAGACAGCGACATGCTGACAGTCTTTCCTGATCGGATAGCTCCGTCTGCTATGATTCCATCTTTGTCATGGACTGGGGATTCTTTGCACCACCAGGTCAGTACCTGTTTCTGCTTCTTTGAGAATGGAGAGAAGTGAAATGTCTGGCCGTTCTGTCTGGTTGTCCGGTTCTGCTTCATCTGCTGCAGGCGCTTCTTAAGGCTGTTTAGTTTCTCATACATCCTCATCACCCCAGACATTTTCGGCAGAAGCATTCATGGCTTCCAGGAAGCCGTCATCTGTATCATCCTCGTTCTGTCCATCCTGTTTCAGAAGCTCCAGCTCGAACTTCATAGTTTCAAGCTCCATATGAGCATCATCATAACCAAACTTATGCAGGGCTTCAATTGCCCTCTGGCGTCTGGCCTGTACTCTGGTCAACGCATCCTCAATGGACTGGATCTGGCCAAGGATTCCTTCGTATTCCCTCAGGAGTGTTGGCTTGCCTTTCTCCATTCCAGATTTGTACTTTGTAACAGACATTCCGGGAGGTGCTTTTTCAAGCTCATCCTCCCCTTGGTCATCTTCCGGATCCGAAGTCTGCTCCAGGAGCTTCAGGGCTTCAATCCGCTTTAACATACGCCGTTCCCGGACAGTCAGCAGCTGGATTTCCTGTAGGAGCAGCTGTTCTTTATCTGGCTGCACTGCCTGGATCAGCTTCTGCTCATCTGGTTCTAAGCAATCAAAAAAGAGAGTCTCAAACTCTCCCGTCTTCAATGCATTCTTATTCTCCGGCGGACCAGTACCTCCATGCCCTTCCGCGTTTTTGTTCCCAGGCTGACCGCCTCTTTTTCTTTTGGAACGTTCCGTATTTTTATGGAGCGTTCCATTCAGCTGTGCGTCCCAGGAATCCTTAGATTTCCATCCACGGATTGTCCCAGGCGAAATGTTCAGCCGGTTTGCAATCTCAACTAAATCAATCTTCCCAGCATGCTCCTTGTATATCTCAAAAGCCTTGCTTCTATTCGGATCTCGCGCTCTTGCCAAGCCTCACCACCTCTCATTCGTTTCGTTTTTAAGCACAACAAAAGCAGCCCCGGAGAGCTGCCTCTGTGTGTTTGTTGGTATACTAACTGATTTTTATTTCAAATATTCTCCTATTTTTTGCAGAGCTTCAAGTGCTTTTCTTCTATCCGTTTCGTTTAAATTCTCATTACGAAGAATATAACGTACTTTTTCTTCTAGCACACGATTAGCCTCCGCTGCGCCACGCTTTTCATACTCTCTAAAAATCTGTTTTTCCATTAGATTAATTGTCTTAGTTAAATTTTCTACCGTTTTATCATTTATATTCTCTCTTAAATTTTCTATCTGACTCAAAGCTAATTCATTTTCCAATTTATCAAAACGCTTAAGTAATGAATATAACAATAAATTGGTTTCTTCATTTTCACTTAAACTATTCGTTTCATTAATTTGTGCTTTTCCTAAATTTAAAAGTTTTATAATAGAATTTATGCCTTTTTTATTGTCTTTCGTTTCTTTAATGGCATCTACTATTTTTTCGCGATCTTCCATGACTTCACGATATATTAAATTCTTTCTATAATCCACAGTATTTATTGTGCTTATGTCGAAAATCCTCGGAGTATCTTTTTCCTGCACAAGTACAACTGGGAGGTCAAAAGCCTGTCTCACTCCTAGTTCAAATAACACATTAGGATTTCTGGTGCTTAAATCACAAATTGCCATTGGCGACTCTACAATGTCTCGTATAATCGACACTTGAATCATACTGCTTGACTTATCCTCGTCCGCACGTTTTGGTTCATACCCAGCTTCTTTTATCGCTGGACATAATAAATCCTCATAAACCTGCTTAAAATGATCTTGAGGATACGTATCCAGTTCTCCAATAGGCATAATAACAAAACATTTTTCCTTTTTACTATCTTCATTCTCTCCCACAGCACAACCTCCCACATACATTTTTCTCCATCATACTACAAAACGCCCCATATTTCTACAGGACGTTTGCAAAAAAATATATGTAGTTGGGGGTAGCTCCTCTCGAAGCCAATCGGAACACCAGGACTCGAACCTGCGGCTCGGATGAACGGCTCATGCTCCCTCCCAATCGGGGAGGTGTTCCGAGATGGACGTGCACCCTTGGTATCGTCCAAGGTGGATCCAACCCTGTCGTAAACGTTTTTCACATTTCGTGGAAATAATAATGCCGCCGCTTACCTACTAAGCAGTAACAGTACCTTTGGCCATCGGTACGGTACTAACCGAATCAACTGCCAGGCTGTGACACCTGGCAATCACTTAATAAGGAGCTTAATGAAATCTTTTCGCCAATCCCAGTATACATACTACCATAGCCTAAGCGGACATGACCGGACATTTTGAAAATTTTATAATATTTTTTCAAGATATCGGTCATGACGCTTTCTGCAGCTGTCTTCTGTATATTTCCGTTTTGGAAACCGGCTGTTCATATTTGCTGCTACCACCACCCATGTCATGTCATCCAGGTAATAAAAACGAAACATCATTCTCAGATCGCTTTGTGGAATTTCTCGGATAAAATCATCTGCTGCATTCAGTGCGTCCTGCAGTTCGTCTTCCAGTATGTGAAGCTTTGCTACCCGCTTTTTAATCATGCCCTTCACCTGGTCAACTTCCGGAAAAGGGTAGCCGGTTATCTTGATCGGACCGATAGTGCCATCCTTTCTGGTTCCTTTTACGGTATCAGATACAACACCCTCATTCTCGATCTTGACCAGTCTGCGCCTGTCCCGGTCTATGCGGTTATGTAGGTCTTTGATTTCTTCCTTCAGCTCCACATACTGCTCCAGCACCGTCTTGTCCACCTCTGTCACCTCCTACAAGCTGCTCATACTTATGTATCCGCTTCATGATTGCCGGTTCTGATCTGGCATCCTCCAAAAGCTTCCTTGCCTTGTCCGGGTTCATGCTTAATTCCCTGGCAACCTGCAGCACTCTCTTTTCATCAATCATCCGGCACCTCCACTTCCGGCCAGTCATCCGGATATGCGTCGCTGTTATCAAAATACTCCTGGCATACTTTCCGGATAGTGCAGTCACAACAGTATCTGCAATCACAATACCTCTTAATCGTATTTATTGCCTCAGCAGCTTCCTGGTCTGTCACTTCTTTCTGCTCTACACTAACTATCTCTATCATCATGCTCACCTCTGTTTCTAGTCATGCAGAAGCCAGGCAATCACACCAAAGGCTCCGATCAGCACGCCAACACCCATTGCAACGATTACATCTATCATCTATTTTTTCCTCCTCGGACACCACTTAGGACTTGTCTTAATTGTTATCTCTGTCGAATACCTCTCTGTTTTGCAAATCAATGTATCAGCTGGGCAACTGACATGCGCCCTTACTTCTGGGTGTTTACAATACCAGCGATTAGGTCTTCCATTCATATCTTGAAACTCAGTATTTTCACATTCCCTACATTTTGGTATCATTTCCTCGCCTCCCAGCTCCTGCACTCCATGCAGCGGATCTTACTGCTGCACAGGGTTCCTTTAATCATTGACAGCCTCGGACAGGTCGGGTGGACGTATACGATCAGTTCACCTACTCTGCCGGTACTGTGTTTACAGGTTTTATATTTTTCCTCCATAGCCTCAGCTCCTTATCGTTTCATACAGTTTCTTCTTGGCGTTGTATTTCAGTGCAACTGGCATACCACAATTTATACAGTTCAGCTCGATCAGCTCTGCAGTCTCATTTGTGAAATATCTTGCCGTACCGCCGCATTCACAGTTGATAAATGCCAGTTTCAAATTCTTCAGATCCGTCTTCTTGCCGCATTCTTTACAGCCGTAATAACTAAGCTGAGGTTTGGTACAGAAGGTCTTTGTCTTACCACAGTGTTCACAGCGGATATGTAAAAATCCGGCATATCCTCTTGACTCCCGCGTCAGATTTTTATTGATTTCCATAGGCACTACCTCTGTTTCTTCCCAAATAGGTTCTTGGGGGGGCAGTCTTTCCGATGTTGCCATCTGATGCACAGCTGCTTTAAAATCCGGATTCTCCACAGCCGGTACCTCAACCAGGAAACGATTTCTTTTCAGCATTTCTTCCAGTGGCTCTACTGTAAATGCTGGTTTATCAGCTTCAAGTGTCTCATCGTACATGACCAGAACTTTCTTCCCCCGGAGAAACCTCTTCAATGTGTCCTCTAACTTCATTTCCTGTAGCATAGCTTAATCTCCTCTCTTTCTTTTTGCCAGACATTCCAGCTGCCACACTACATCCAGCAGTGCGACTTCTACTTGCAGCGTCTGGCATTGTTCTCTAATCTGGTGACAATGTTCTGCAACTCTCTCCCAGGCTCCATCATCTTCCGGAAGAATACCGTTGTACTCTTCATACAGCTCCTGTACTTCCGGATATTCTTCCCAGAGAGCTTTTCGTTCCTGGACTGTTAGCCAGATCATGGCAGCCTGTCGATCCGGACATAAATCCCAGGGACTTCCGCCCAGAACTTTTCCACGATTTCCGAAGCCACCAGTGCATCATCATCCCAGAAACCAACTTTCGTCATGCAGTCCTTTAATAGTTTCTGCAGATTGTCCGTATCCGGTTTGGAAAGTCTGTAGGTACCATCCAAATGTTTCCCCCTGGGGAAGCACCACTTTGTGATCAGCCTGACTCCACAGTGATACGGTTCATCTGGTGCATGCTGCCCAAGGTATGCCAACAGTTTCTGCCTAGCCGCCTTTAACTCCTGTGGCTCGTAAAACACTGGTTTCCCCCCGGCAGCCCTGACCTGCTTTTCCTGATGGGTTACTGTCGGAGGTACCATTGCCATGAAAAACTCAGTCTCCACGATAATCAACTCCTCTCCATGTTTTTTTTACTGGATCATAAATCACAATTCCCCTTTGAATGCATTCTTGTAAAATTTCTCGAAGAACCATGACTGTAATGACAGCTGAATTTTCAGGCTTATCCATCCAAGACAGCACATCGAAATCTTGTGACCGAATTTTTCCACTTCTTTCTCTTGCTTTAAGTTCTGGCATATCTTTCATCCAATAATCAAAAAACATAATCGGGATTTTTATTGTCATTTTTTCTCTCGTCATTTTTCATTTCTCCCCTTTTTCTCTGCTCAAGGTATGGTGCCCACCTGAGTGCGGGGTGGGTGGTCGTCGTGCGTGAGCTTATCGCACGACTACCTACCCCCGCTAGGTGGGGTGCGCACATACACATATACGTAGTATATGGTTGCGCACCCCCCATTTTTGCGCACTGCTCACAACCATAAAAATAATGGTTCTGCGCACCGTGAACATCATCATAAAAAATATGGTTCTGTGCACTACTCTGTATCATGGTTGTGAGCACTCCTGCGCACCCTTTCTCCTGATGTATGTTTTTCCATCTTCACCAAAATATTTTTCAAATTTATTCCACAATTCTTTCTTCTGGCGCTTGCCTTCTCCCAGCCAGGAAAGTAACTCTTTTGCACTTGTTTCAAGTGCTTCTGCCAGCTCTGAAGCAGAGATTTCACGGCCATCAAATTCAATATTCTGGAATGCAATCTCAAACTCATTTAACTTACGCTCACGGTTCTTTTGAGCATTTTCTTTTCGCCTCTGGGACGCTTTTTCCCACGCAGGCTTATCATCTTCCAGCTGCAGGTCTTTCAGGCTTCCTACCTGATCAATCCTGTGTACCGGATAATCAAACCACATATTGACCGGATCAAACTTCGGGAACTCTCTTAAGGTTCCCTCTATCCTCCATGCAGTACGCGCCTGTACTTCCGCTTTCGCAGCCGTTATCTGCTTATCCAGGGCTATTTTCTGCCATTTATCCAGGTGTGCCTCACAGTAACCCAACATCTGTGCACTGCTCAACAGATCGTCCTGTGAAAGGTCATCCTGCCACTTATAATGTGCATCCAGATATGCTTTACAAGTTCCACAGACAGCCTTATTTTCTTCCTGTTTCATCAATGCCTCTGTCGGCTCCAGCTCGATCAAATCCAGAAGTGCATCCGGATCACGGGCAAATACACCGGATCCAGAAGCGCGGTCCATGGACTTCTTGCCTCCCTGGTTTCCTTTGCTGTGGTGATGGCAGTAGATCACGGCGCAGCCAAGCTCTGTACACACTTTATCGAACTGGTTACAGAAGTTCGCCATCTGATCGGCACTGTTCTCATCACCAGTAATGACCTTATAAATCGGGTCTATAATGATCGCTACATAATTCTTCTTTGCTGCCCTTCTGATCAGCTTTGGTGCAAGCTTATCCATAGGTACAGACTTTCCTCGAAGGTTCCAGATATCAATATTCTGCAGGTTGTCTGGGACATAGCCAAGGGACTCATATACATCTTTAAAACGGTGAAGACAGCTCGCCCGGTCAAGCTCCAGGTTCACGTACATCACACGTCCCTGCGCACAATGCCACTGCAGCCACTTCTTGCCCTCTGCTATAGCGATACACAGTTCTATCTGCAGGAAAGACTTACCAGCCTTAGATGGTCCAGAGATCAGCATTTTATGCCCTTTACGGAGCACCCCGTCAATGAGACAGGGAGACAGCTCCGGAAGATTATCCCAGACACTTTCCAGACCTTCCGGCTCTGGAAGATCATCATTCACACCTTCAATCCACTCATACCATTCATTCCAGGAGGATTTTCCTATGTTGGTATCCACAATGAACTGCTTCTTTTCCCCACGTTCTACACCTGGCATCCTGGACAATCTGGAAGGGTTCCGGTTCTGGGTATCCACATCAATCCCGTTCTTCTGGCAGACTTCATACAGATAATCAACGCGCTTCCTATACTCGCTATAATCCGCTGCATCCACCCTCACGATTGCGTGAAGGCTTTTCTTTCCGGAATACACCAGGCAGGCAATGGGAAGCTCCAGCTCACGTAGGATGGCGTTCTGCTGGTCGATTTCCATGTGATCAGATTCTACAAGAGCATACCGGTAGTCTGTTACATTTTCGTTTTTACAGCCGTTTCCATCCAGTGGGTTGAAACGGATCCACGCGCCAGCTTCCGGATTGTAATCACCCAGCACAGCTCCAATGTCGCCTTTGCAGGTATTCAGCTGCTCGATCAGCTGTCCTGCAGTACGGTCCCAGCTTCCCTTTTGTGGAAGCCATCTGGTACCTTTCTCGTCTGTCTTTTCCCAACTTCCAGTTACATACCCTACGTTTTCCCCAGCTTCAAACAGGGTTTCCAGATATGTGATCAGCTGCTCTGCCGGGTTCCAGTTCTTTGGTTCCTGGATCTCCCTGCCTTCCAGCCAGTTCTTATCCACTACTACACGGTCACTGTCTACCTGTATACTATCGTTCCAGTCCAGTTCATGGCCTTTTTCCGGCACCCATCCGCGCTCCATTGCTATCTGTACAATAGTCCCACCAGTTACCGGAGAGGAGGAACCAGAAAAACTTCTCCACTTCTTCTCACATTCTCCGGCATGGTACCGTCCAAAGTCCTTCTGGCTCCACTGATCCCAGACGCTTACCGGATAGCCTTCCAGTTTCAGTGCCATTCCGACATTCACCCAGTCCTGATAGCTCAGGGAACCGGGATCGATGTATTCAATTATCTCTGTAAGGCTTGTCCTCTGCTCCATGTTTATGCTCCTTTATATTCCTGTGGTACAATGTCGTTCGGGATCTTCCATCCGTTCCCGGCAATCCTGTCAATTAAATTCTTGGCTGTGTTAAACTGCCAGGTCCCCACATGTTTAAATCCCCTGCCCTCCAGGAAGCGGATCTGCTTCGGGGTAGTAAGTCCCTCATTTCTACGCTTGTCCAAACGGTCAAGAATCTTAGCTGCCTTCCCTGCATTCTCAATCTGATCCGGCATGATTCCCAGCTTTTCCAATGTCTGCTTCTGTTTGTCAGATGGCGGTCCCATCTCCCATCCAAAAGACGGAACATAACTGGACAGGTCTTCTGCCTGAATAGACATCTCGAACTGCAGTGGATCTACAAGCTTCTTTTTCCGTTTTTTCATCTCTGCCAGCTGTTTAGCCAGGGATTCCTCACGCTGTGCGACTACATCTTCTGAGGCAGTCTTTTCCGCCTCTTCAATATCAATAGCTATGCCGGCTTCTCGTTCCAGGTTCTCCGTCATCTTCTGGGCTACTTCTTCATTCTCACAGATCAGACTTGCGGGGTGGCACAGTTCATGCCGCTCTGTATGCCAAAGGAAATCCAACAGCAACAGATGATCTTTTCCTGTTTCTGGTGAAAGTCTTGTGCCACGTCCCACCATCTGGCAGTAAAGGCTTCTTACCTTTGTAGGTCTTAATACCACAATGCAATCAACTGACGGGCAGTCCCAGCCTTCTGTCAGGAGCATGGAATTACATAACACGTTGTATTTACCAGCATCAAAATCTTTTAATACCTCAGCCCTGTCCTGGCTGTCTCCGTTTACTTCTGCCGCCTGGAAACCATAAGCATTTAGGAGATCCCGGAACTTCTGGCTGGTCTTTACCAACGGCAGAAATACCACAGTTTTTTTATCCATGCAGTACTTCTGCATCTCCTGGGCAATTCCTTCCAGGTATGGATCCAGCGCAGTACCAATCTCACTTGCCTTGAAGTCCCCTGCCTGTACAGAAACGTTGCTCATATCGATCTTGAGTGGAATTGTCAGCGCCTTGATCGGGGACAGGTATCCTTCCTTGATTGCCTTAGGAAGGGTGTACTCATAAGCCAGGGATTCAAAATATACGCCAAGGTTCCGCATATCCCCACGGTCCGGCGTTGCCGTTACGCCAAGCACCTGTGCTTCCGGAAAATGCTGCAGCACTCTCTGATAGCTGTCAGATATACAGTGATGGGCTTCGTCAATAATGATGGTATTAAAATAATCAGCCGGGAAACTTCCCAGCCTCTTTTCTCTCATCAATGTCTGTACAGAGCCAACCACTACCCGGAACCAGCTGCCCTGGCAGGAGCTTTCTGCCTTTTCCAAGGCACATCCAAGCCCGGTTGTCTTCATCAGCTTATCTGCTGCCTGATCGAGCAGTTCCCCTCTGTGTGCCAGGATCAGTACGCGGTCACCTTTACGGACACATTCCTCTGTTACCTTGGCAAATACCACAGTCTTTCCACAGCCTGTAGGAAGGACCAGCAGGGTTTTTAACACCCCGCTGTCCCACTGTTCAAAAATAGCTTCCTTCGCTTCTTTTTGATACGGCCTTAGTTCCATTTTTAAAAGCCTCCCGGTGTAAATGCAGGTTTACTGGTATCCTTTGGATACAGCTTTTCAATGTAATTGAACTTCTTGTTTGGATCCTTAATTCCAGGCTTCAGTCCGATCTTAGCGCGCGCAGTCTTGCCAGGAAGTGCACTCCAGTCCATACGGAGTTCTTCTCCCTCCTTCTTAAGGCCAACACCACGGAACAGCTCAGACAGCTTCCACTCCAAACTGGTATGCAGTACATAATTCTCCCGGATGGTAACCTCACGTTCTGGAACATGCACCGTAAAATAAACAACTGCCATATTGCATGGAGGGAGCTTACCCTCACCCTTAGATCTGCTGCGGTCAAATTTCTCAATTGTTACGTTATAATCCCCTTCTGGAATTGGCTCATAATCCTGGGCATCCTGTTTGATGGAATCCTCCCAGCCTAACTCTCTTCCTTCTGCTGCCATAAATTTTTATCCTCCTTTAATTGAACGGCACCTGTTGTGTCGCTTTCATTTCTTTGATCATTCCATAGACCTGTGGCCATGCCCCGATCAGACAGCCATTGATAAAGTCCATGTCATAATCTTTCACCTTTACATCAGAGGGATAATACCCTCTTGCAGCCACTACGTTCTGGATGTCCCATTCATCTACCTGGTTACTCTCCATCAGGTCACGTAAAGCTTTAGGAATTCCGGGATCAATGGTGCTGCTCCTTGCTGTCGGTTCCGGAGTCTTTTGTGGTTCATTAAGCGGAAGGTTCATCTGCTCCCCAACAGTAACAGCAGGTTCTGTCTTTGTAGCTTCCTGTACCGTAGTCGGCTGAGGCTGTACAGTTGGCTGAGCCTGTACCGGCTGCTGCGCTGGTACGGATTTTGGCTGTGTTTCTTTTACTGGCACGGCATTTCCCTCAATGATTGTCCGGATGGAATCATAACTGAATGGGACTTCATCTGGCAGACCGTAGCGGTTCTTTGCATCCCAGCAGGCATTGTGGGTGGTATACATCACACGCTCACCGCCCTGGGCTTTCCTCTTTTTCCCTTTATCATCCACCGCAATAGAGAATGTTTTATAATTGGCAAACAGTAGCATGTCCGCCCATTCCTTGATCAGTGGGGAGGTCTGGGATGCTGTTTTCTTTCCAAGCTTTAACTCCCATCTGTCATAAGCTCCCAGTTCATCCGGCTGTTCAAACTTCCGGATCTGCGCATGTGCAGTAAGGACCACGTTGACGCCTGCCTCTACAACTTCTGTCAGTTGATTAAGGAATTTTCCCAGTTCTTCTTTTACGTAAACATAACCGTTTCCATAGCCAAAGTCTTCAATACCGGACTTTCTGTGTTTGTCGCAGATATGCCGGATGCACATAGATTCTGCCCAGTCAATGGTATCTATGACCAAGGTCTTGCACATAGTCGGATGTGTGCGGACATAATCCACCTGTTCCAGCATCATCTGCCAGCTGGATGCCTTGGGAAGTCTCGCAACATCCATTGAATTGGTACTTCCTTCCGTGTCAATAAACACTGGATCTGGGAACTTGCTGGCAAAAGTGGATTTGCCAATTCCCTCTGGTCCGTAAATGACCACCTTCTTTGCACAGGGAATCACACCTCTGATAATTTCCATTTAAAATGCACCTGCCTTCCATGCTTTTGGCTGTGGTTCTTCCGGATGTTCCTGTCCAACCACATAACCGTCTTCAATAATAATGCTGCACTCATCACCAGTAGAAACTCTGGTAGCAATAGCCTGGAGTCCTTCCGCTTCCAGCCACTCTCCAAACTCCTGCAGTGTCTTTCTGTCCATCTGTTCCAGCTTGTCCAGAAGAACGAAACCACACTGCGGGTTCAGTTTGCGGACAATTGCGGTAGAAACCTTCAGACGTTCCGCACCGGACATGTTGTCCCACTTCTGGCCTTTATAGATCAGCTCGCCATCTTTTACGGATAGCTCTGGAAGCGGAAGCTCTGCAGAGGTCAGAAGCTCGTTCTTCTTATCTCTGGTCTCTTCCAGTTGCTTTGTAAGATTATCGTACTTGGTACGGTACTCTTTGGCGTCATCCTCTGCTTTTTCCTTATCCAGGTTAGCTCTGACCTTACGGTTGATTTCCTCGATATTAGAGATATTAGCTTCCAGTTCTTCTGTGGACTGATCGGTCAGATCCTTTGCGGAAGTCTCTGCAATATCCAGGTCTTTTACAAGCTGCAGATGTTTCTGCTTAGCTGCTTCCAGAAGCTCAGACAATCTGATTACTTCCTCATGGGCACGCTTCACAGAATCCCGGAGCTGCGCAGCCTGATTGCGTTTTCTCTGGTTCTCTCCATTCTTTGCCAAAATCTCCTGCTGCTGTCTGATCAGCTCAGAGGGTGACACCAGATCTCTTGGAGCCTCCGGGTAATAAGGCTGCTCTTTTGCAAATTTCTCTTTCTGATCAGCGGTACGTCCTACATACAGACGCTCCTGGTAAAGCTCTTTTTCTTCCTTTTCCAGTTCTGCAAGCTGAGGTCCCACGCCAATGATCTGCAAAAGCACTTTTGCCTTCTCTGTTCCGGAGGCTTCCATAAATCTTGGAAGATCCAGGGCAAGCTGTTCCACAAATTCATTAAGTAGCTGCTGTCCGGCCTTCTGACCATTCGGGTCCGTAACCTTGAGGGCACTGTTCTTTCCCTTACGCTCCACTACCAAACCATTGTTCATCACAATATGTAAGTTCGGCGGCACCATGGAGCCTTCCCTTGTACTCTGGGAAGGCTTGTAACGTTCCCCACCAAGCGCCCAGGCAATAGAATCCAGGACTGATGTTTTGCCCTGCTGGTTATCTCCGCCAATAATGGTTAAGCCGTTTTGTGCCGGTTCCAGCTTTACTGCTTTGATACGTTTTACATTCTCGATCTCGAGGCGGTTAATTTTCATACTCATGTCTTATCTTTTCTCCTCCTTTTTCAGAAACTCAAAATCATTTAACAGTTTCTCCACCAGTTTTTCCGGTTTCTGCACTGCCATAATATCTTCATAACGCGCTTCCGCCAGGAGCACATCCCCTAAAATCGGACAACCATGTCTTGGCATGTCGTACATCCAGCTTCCAAAACGATTTAATGGAAGATTCTTGAAATGCCCATCCTCATCTACCAGCATAATCACTGGTTTCTGAAAGTAATTATTCATTTTGATGGTATGGACAGTTTCAAAATGACCTCCTAAAGCCTTCTGAATACTCTTGAAATCATCAAAATTCACATCAATGATTGAGATTTCGTTATCTGCTGAAATTTTTAATGTTTTCATTGATTTTTCTCTCTTTCTCCTCTACAATAAGAGGGTGATAAACTGTTTTTGTCCATTTGGACACCGGATCCTGATGAGCTCCCAACTCTCAGGATCCATTTTCTTTCACCAACCGTGTAAGATGCTCCCTGGCTGCTTCGTAGTTTTTAACGGATTCTTCCATCATTACTTCTTCGCGATAGATATCATAAGCAGTCATTTTGCTTTCTGGAGGTTCCTCCACCCAAACCCGGCATGGATATCCAGCTAATCCTATTTCGAAACTTACATGGATTCCGCTTGCTATAGCTCTCTTCGAAAGCTCATACAACTCATCTATCATTTTTTCTAAAATCATGGCCTCCTCCCTTCCGGCTTGGCTCTTCTTTTGGGCTACATTGCTGCTCATTAATTTTTCAGTAATGAGTGAATCCAAATTACAACTAAAATTCCTAGCGCGACTAATTCACCAACGCTCATGTTCTCTTCCCTTCTGGCTCTGTGCCCTGTATCAGCATCCACGCAAGCATTGATAATGCCAGTGCTCCTGCAACCTGCAGTCCGTCCCACTGCCAGAACGGCAGGTATGTAGCAAGGGTGCCTATGATGACAGATATGATTATGTTACGCTTCACCACCGGCACCTTCTTCCACAACAGCCCGGTTGCTCCAACCGATCATCTGCACCAGCTTTTCCGGATGAAATGCCGGAGTATACTTCCTGGCATTGCTGTCCAGAAGCTGACGCCGATAAGTAAGATAATCAATAAACACCAGAACGTTGATCAGGACAATGTTTCCATCCCGAATAATGGCGTAATCGTTGTAGCGTCCATTTTTTATCTGATTCTCAATTTCGAATAGTCTCGTTCTTACGGTTCCAGTGCTGATCTGGAATTCCTTTGCGAGTTGCTCTTTTTTCATGTATGGATACCCCCGTATGGATTCTGTGTAAACCATCTTTTATTTACCTCCTTTTATCTTCTCATGCTAAGTGCAAGGCAAATTATTGCTATCGAATTCAACAGCGTTGCAAATAAATTTATCGGTAATGCTGTATTCTCTATCTTCCTCATCTCCTTTTCTGTTACTTCTCCAAATTTCATTGACTTTTCTTCCCTACACTCCTATTCTGTAAATATCGGTACTGTCATGCCAAATACATAAGAAAGAAGGTACTAATAATGTCAGAAAAAAATTCTTTTCCTTTTGATATTCCTGAACTTCCAGATTCAGTTGATAATGCTTTAAAAAATCTCTCCGATGCCCCAACAAAATCAATTGGTCAAACTCTATCTGATGCATGGTTTTTAGTTTTTGGAGGAATTTCTCACCAAGCTAATAAACGCCGCATGAAATATGCCCATGATTTGGAGATATACAATTACGAATTGTCTCAGGCAATTGCTAATGTCCCTCCCGAAAACCTTATTGAGCCGGATATTCAAACAACTGCTCAAGCACTTGAAAATTCTAAATACTGTATCGAATCAGAAGAACTTCGCAAAATGTTCGTCAATTTAATCAGTAAGTCCGTAAACTGTGCTTATGTTGAAAAAGTTCACCCTTCATTCGCCGAAATAATTAAACAAATGAGCCCTTTAGATGCACGTATTTTAAAAAGCATGAATCCACGTTACAGTTTTCCACTTGTTGACTATGTTCTGAGTAGCTCTACTGCGAATAAATTTAGAGAGACGTTTGAAATTAATCTTTCAAATGTCTATATTCCCAATCTTTCTGGAGTAAATATACAACAAGCAAGCAGTTCAATTTCTTCCTTAAGCAGACTGGGGATAGTTACAATTGAAACTCAGTCTACAATTACAGACTCTAGTGTTTATGCGCCTTATGAGCAAACTGACTATTACCTAGAATTTTCGCGTAAAGCACGACAATTTTACGCATCTAAGAGAGCTGATCTTCATAAATATCTAGGGCAATTCACTCCTCTAGGCAAGAATTTCTTTGAAGTTTGCGTAAAATAGATAATGTGTTCTCATTATTCTTAGTTGTCATTTCGCACATGTCTTTAACATAGCCATCTACCTTTTTGAAATAGTAGGTGGCTAATATTTTAGTAGTGATCACTGACACTAAAATACTTGCTCCAATAATTTCCATCTTGCTTCATCTCCTTTCCTGTATTTGCTTGTAGTCTTTTATCTTTTTTATTTTCAGCTCACCTCCTTCTGCTCGTCTGTTGCAAACAGATAGTCAAGTGTCTTGTCTGGAAACATTAATTGTTTTATGAGCACGCATTCTTTTAATGAAAGAGAACTCTTTCCGTTTAGCTTAAAAGAAAGTGTCGTTGGTGTTACCTGTAACATTTCGGCCATCTGCAATTGGGTTATCTTGGATCTTGCCATTTCAGCTTCCAAGTTAGGAAACATTTCCTCACCTCCGTCTCTTTGTTACGATTTTTCGTGATTACATTTACAGTATATACGATTTTTCGTGATTGTCAATATGTTTTTCTCGAATTTTTGAGATTTTATTTTTGATTTATATATATTTATATTGATTTTTCGAGATTTTAGTGTTAATATAGCGTTAAAGATACAAAGAAAGGTAGGCATTATATATGCAAGAATTAGAATCTAAGATAAAAGAATTAATAATATCCAGATATGGAAGCTTAAAAAAATTCTCAGAGAAAATAAATATGCCTTGGACTACTTTAGACAGTATCTTAAAAAGAGGAATCGCAAATTCTAACATCACAAATGTCCTTAAAATAACACGCGAATTAGGACTTGACGCGGAAAAGCTTGTCGATGGAGAATTATTATTTACGTCTGAAGAACCTACCACTCTTGCAGCTCATTTTGATGGCGAAGAATACACCGAAGACGAATTGAATGAAATTCGCCAGTTTGCAGAATTTGTAAAAAACAAAAGGAAATAATTGGCAGATCTGCCAGAATGTACATTGACAATATAATATATTTACCCAGGGAACTGGGGGACGTGCTCTTTGCCTAATCCGGACACCTTACGGAGGAGGTGAAGTTTATGAGCGATTATGAGACATTTATGATTATGTTGACTTTTGCTAATTTAATCGTAGCCATACTTACATATGCACATAAAAAATAGCCGTCCTAATCTTTGGCGAGATCAACGGCTATTTTTTAGCTAACTATTTTCGCTGGGTTGGGTGAAGTGCAGTCACCTTCCAGCTCCCTTGTTAAATATATTATATGTCACTCCGAAATATTTGTCAATTTTCTTTTTGGGAAGCAGCTGTACAGATTTTTGTACGCGTATTGAGATATACTAGAGCGGGAGGTGTTTACATGAGCACATATGAGGAATTACAAGACCAGGCCTGCGCGGACGGTATAGACGTAATGGACTATAATTTTAATAGTCCAAACATAAAAGGCTTATATTGTAACAGCACTGTAGCAATCAATAAGTCCATTTCAACCCAGGCAGAAAAATCCTGTGTCCTGGCAGAGGAACTTGGCCACCACTACACGACTGTTGGTGACATTATTGATCAGACTGAGGTCAGCAACCGAAAACAGGAATACAGAGCCCGGCTCTTTGGTTACAACCTTAAGATTGGACTAATCGGGATTGTTCATGCCTATGAAGCTGGATGTCGTAGTTTATATGAAATGGCAGAATACCTGGATGCTACAGAAGAATATTTGAAAGAAGCACTGGACTGTTATCATTCCATACACGGGGTTTATGCTACTTTGGATAATTACATCATTTTCTTTGAACCTTCATTTACGGTGATGAAAACAGTATCCAAAACAGATTAATTCGCTTCGGCGTTTTAATAAAAAACTATATTATGGGAGGTTTTGCTTATGAAAAAGAAGCTCATCGCTGCACTTTTGTCAGGCACACTTATCTTAGCGCCATGTATATCTGTTTTAGCAGATGAAAAAGATGACAAAATTGCAGAATTGGAAGGACAAATTGTTGAACTTCAAAAAACAATTGACGAACTCCAATCCAAGCTTGAAAAAGCATCTGCACCACAATCAACGTCTCAAGATGTATACAAAATTGGAGAATCTTATATTTTAGACGGCTTGTGGAAAATTACAATTGATTCCGTAGAAGAAACAGATGACCGCAACGAGTTTTCTGATAAAACTCCTGCCGCGGTTTACATCATAACCTATACCTATGAAAACCTTGGTTATGATGATGGAATTATGGACGGCTTGTACATAAGTTTAGATGACGGTATTGTTGACAATGCAGGCAAAATGGGATATTCCTACCCTGGAAATATAGCAAAATATCCACAGGACACTCCTATTGGTGCTTCTTGTGAAGCTCAAGCATGCATAGGTGTTGATAACCCCGGGACATTTAAAATTAACTTTTCAGAATATGATAATGATTATGAGAAGCACACAGCCATATTTGAAGTAGAAATTTAAAATACTTTTAGGAGGATAAAATCATGAAAACATGGAAATTAGTATCTGGTATCTTGTCAATCGTATTATTTTTTATGGTAGCATTTCAGTCATGTGCTGCTGGTATCAGTAATACTCTCAGCGAATCTGGCGAAGTTAGCGGATCTGCAGGAATTATTGTAGCTATTATGCTTTTAGCTGGAGGAATTGTTTCAATTGCCACTAGAAATGGCGGAAAAGGTGGAAACATCGCGCTTATTGTTTTATTCGGTATCGGAGCGCTTTTTGGATATACATTAGCCGGTAGTTTTTCCGACCTCAACATCTGGGCTACTTGGTGTTTAATAAATGTCATTTTAGCAATTGTTTCTCTAACAAAACATAAAACCGCATAATAAGAAAAACCGCCCTAGTGTTGGCGCACCAGAGCGGCGAGCACATCCGAAGATGTACGCAATTTTTCAGCAAAAATATTGTATCATCTTCGGGGCAGCCATGCAAGCGGAACTTTTGTTCGCGCTGGCTGTTATTTTTGTACTTATTTTTACCGGCACTTGCGCCGGTGCAATAAAAAAGAAACCATCTCGGTGATTCTGCCGGAATGGTCCGTATAAGGAGGATGATATCATGTGGGTTGAAGAATCGAAAAATGGCAAATTCAAATTCTGTGAGCGGTATGAGGACTATTTGACTGGAAAAACAAAACGTGTATCTATCACAATGGATAAAAATACCGCCCAAACCAGAAAAACAGCACAGAAGACTTTGGAATTAAAAATCCAGCAGGCTATGGGAACCCGTCCAGATCATCAGTGCACCTTAAAAGAATTGGTTGAGGAATATAGAAAAGATCAGAAAAAGACAGTCAAACAATCTACATACTCCCGAAATTATTTTGCCTGCAATGCCATTATGAAAATGCTTGGTGAAAGTACAATTGTGGAGCATATGACTGCTAAATATGTTCGGAGTAAGTTTCGTGATTCTGGAAAAGAAAACAGTACTTTAAATGAACATCTTACTCGTTTCCGCGCTCTGATCCGCTGGGGATATAGTAACGATATGATCAGTGACATTACTTTTCTGGAGAAAATAGAACCTTTCAAGGATCTTCCTCATAAACAAAAAATACAGGATAAGTACCTGGAATCAGATCAGCTCAAAGCCTTATTGGATGGAATGGATCACACTCTTTGGAGACTGTGTACTGAATTCATGGCGCTGTCTGGTCTGAGAGTTGGTGAGCTGATTGCCTTGGACCGTATAGATGTGGATTTTAAAAACAAGGTGATCCATGTAACAAAAAACTATGATTATATAAACCAGATCGTCACATCTCCAAAGAGCTTTTGTTCGATCAGGGATGTGTATATGCAGGAGGAATTGGAAAATGTATGCAAACAATTAAATGCGCTGATGCTCCGCCGACGCTTAATGTTTAATATTGGAAAGCCAGCCCTGTTTCTCTTTTCCAGGAATGGAACTTATATACACTATTATTCCTACAATAAATATTTAAGGGAAAACTCCAAGCGTGTCTTAGGGCGTGCTATCACCCCACATGCCCTGCGTCATACTCATGCCTCTCTTCTCTTGGAGCAAGGTATCAGCATTGATACCATCTCTAGGAGACTCGGACACGAAAACAGCAAGGTTACCAAAGAAATATACTTACATGTCACAAAAAAGCTCACGGAGAAAGACAACGAACAGATTGCAAAAGTATCTATTTTTTAAAGTTGCCCCTTTTCTGCCCCTTTTATTGAAACAGACATTTAGTGCCGCATTGAAAACACCGCATAAAATCAACATTTTTCCGCTGTCAAGATGAAATTAATTCAAGTCCCATCTTCCGCATTTTTTTATTTTATCAAG